ACAACATCGGCAAGGCGTTTGCGAGGTTCCGGCCTGAGACTCACTGCATACCTCGAAGCAGGATTCCGGATGGTGGGACCTTGTACATGGTCTGCGACCCGGCAGGCAGCCGTAACTGGTACTGCCTTTGGCTGCTGGTCTACGAGGATGGTCGGAAGGTCGTGGTGCGTGAGTTCCCGGACTTCACCGGGTACGGAGAGTGGGCGCTGCCGAGTGAGAAGGCGGACGGAAAACCGGGTCCGGCTCAGACGTTGGAGGCGGGTCGGAGCGTGATCGAGTACCGGCAGCTATTCCGTACTATCGAGGAAGAGATTGGCCGTGGGGAGCCGGTAATGCGTTTGATTGACCCTAGAGCGGGTGGCAGTCCGGCATTGAGCGAGCAGGGTGGGACGACGCTGATTGACCTACTGGCCGAGCCTAGCGATCAGGACGATGGCATGGCGTTCATTCCAGCTCCGGGTGTGCCGGTTGACCAGCGGACGGCTGCCATCAACTCCGACCTGAGTTACGACGCTACAAAGCCGCTCACGTCCTTGAACGAGCCGAGGCTCTACGTGGTGGACGACCTGCACAACCTGATCTGGTGCATGTCAGAGCATACGGGCAGGGATGGCCAGAAGGGTGCATCCAAGGATCCGATCGACTGCTTGGGCATGCTTTTGATCTCCAAGATAGAGCATGTGGGTGCCGGTGGGCTGGATAGCTACGGCGGAGGGGGGTATTAGCGTTGCTTTTTAGGCAAAAAGAGACCAAAGGGCTGCAGATGCAATACGCGACGAGTTACAAGACCAGTGGTGATGCAATGGCGCATGTGGGTGACGCGCCGGACGTGGGTGCGCTGAACGAGGAGCTGCGCCGTGCGGCAACTGACTTTGGTCTTGGGACTCGTGTTGGTCAGGCTGAGAACACCCGGTACTGCCGCTGGGACGGTCAGAGCGGTGACGGCAAGAAGTGGAATGACAACCAGCCGAATGGGAAGATGGCGTTCCCTTGGGACGGTGCGTCCGATACGCGGATCCCGCTGGCTGACGAGGTGGTCAACGGGCTGGTTGACGTGTGCTCGACGGCCTTCTGGCGCTCGATGCTGCGTGTTGCTCCAACCAACGTGCGGAATCTGGACACCGCGGTGACGGCGCACAGCCTCATGGACTGGGTGATGAACCAGAAGCTCTACACGGACATGACCCGTGAGGTGGAGCTCTTGAGTCAGTACCTGTGGACCTACGGCTGGGCGGGCGTGCATGTCTCGTGGCAGCAGGAGATCGGTCAGAAGGAGCAGTACGTCACGGTCGAGCAGCTCATGGCGATCGCGGCGCAGAGCCCAACTGGCAGCGTGTTGGCGGACCTGCCGAATCTGCTGGCGAATCCGGACGCCACCGACCAGTTGGCCGAGCTGCTCATGGCGGCTTTCCCGAATCTCAAGAAGCGCAAGGCTCTGGAGTGCGTGAAGGACCTGCGTGAGGAAGGCGAGTGCGAGATCTACGTGCCGACGCTGGTGAAGAACTCTCCGAGCGTTGCGGCATTGGCTCCATACGATGAGCTGGCGTTCCCGCCGGAGACGACCGACATCCAGAGTGCTCGTGTGGTTTTTCGTCGCTGCTACATGACCGAAATCGAGGTGATGCAGCATGTCGAGACCGACGACTGGGATGAGGAATGGGCTAAGCAGGCGATTGCCACCCGAGGACGGTTCAGCAACTTCAGCGACTACACCTACACCATTGGGCTGACCAACAACGCGGTGTTGGACCGTGAGAACCTGATCGAGGTGGTGTACGCCTACCAGAAGGCGCTCGATGAAGACGGTGTCCCGGGCGTTTACTGTACAGTATTCTGTCCACAAGTGGGTGATTCGTGGGGCAAGTTCGAGCTGATCGACTACGAGCACGGTCAGTATCCGTTCATCGTGTGGCGCAGCGAGGTGATCCATCGGAAGATCGTCGAGAGCCGTGGTGTTCCTGAGATCTGCAGCACCTGGCAGAATGAAATCAAGGCCCAGCGTGATTCGATCTTCGATTACACGAGCCTGAACACGATTCCGCCGATCCAAGTTCCTAAGACGAGGGGCGGAAACCTGCGTCTTGGGCCTGCGGTGCAGATTCCGGTGCTGCGTCCGGGCGAGATCTCGTTCATGCAGCCGCCTGCGCGTGAGCCGAGTGTTGCGTTTAACCTCATCGCAGCCATCGAGACGCAGGTGGACAGGTACTTTGGCCGTCCCACCGAGAAAGTGCCTCCTGCGCTCACTCAGATGCGGCAGCAGAGGCTCGTGAATAATTGGCTGCATGGCTGGACCGAGGCGTTCCGGCAGGTTCTGAGCCTAACGTTGCAGTACACTGGGCCGGAAGAGGTGGCTCGTATCACCGGAAGCAACGTTCCGCTGAGTACCAACGTCCAAGAATTCGACGTTTCGCTGAAGTTCGACGTGCGCGAGCTGCAGACCGACCTCGTGACCGAGAAGCTCAAGGCGCTTTCTAGCCTCGTTCTGCCGCTGGACAGCGTTGGCGTGGTGGATCGCACCAAGTTGGTGGGTCTGGCGCTGCGTGCGATTGATCCGACTCTGGCTAATGAGCTTATCATGCAGGCTGGACCGGCCTCGCAGAAGATGTTCGACGAGACCAACGATGAACTGGGCCTGATGAGCCTTGGCAATCCTCCCAAGCTGCGTGAGAACGATCCGACAGCTCAAGCAAGGCTTAACTTTGCGCAGCAGATCCTGCAGGCGAACCCGAAATACCAGCAGCAGGCACAACAGGATCCGTTGTTCCAAGCTAACTTGCAGAAGTACGTTGAGAATCTTCAGTTCAGCGTCCAACAGCAACAGAACGCGGTCACTGGACGTCTTGGCGTGCAACCCGGAGCGACTCCTCAATGAGAATGACTGACGAACAGCTCAAGATGGCGCTGGGTGGTGTGGGTGAACATGAGCCGGTGCTGCGTGCATTGCGGCAGGTGCTGAGTGAATTGATTGCTGATGAGGTGTCCGCAGCGATCAACTCGGCACTGACGCCGGAAGCGAGGGCGTACAACTGCGGGCGGGCGGCTGCTCTATCGGATGCACGCTCGTTCCTCGTGGAGATGGGTCTGAAGCTGGAAGCTCCCCAAGAATAATTGATTGACGTTAGCGGTAACGTAGTCCATGAGGGCTTCAGCTTTCTGGGTTTAGCGTTAAACCCTGTCGTAGTATGCCCGACTTGCAGGGCCTAAAAAGCATGGAAGCAACACAAACCGGGGAAGCGACACCCCAACAAAACACGGCACAACCGCTCAACCCGATCCCGCTCGACACGGTGGCGTTGGCGAAACTGTTGGAGACTCGGTTCTCTGAGACTCCGAAAGCTGTCGAGGAACCGGAACCAGCCGCTGCGAGTGCAGATGAGCCGGTTGCCGAGGAGTCAGCGTCCGAGACTGCTGAGACCGGGGAGGCGACACCCGTGGAGGATCCCGCTGAGGAGGAAACCACTCAGCAGACTGAAGACGCTACCGAGGACGAACCGGCTGGAGTCCAGAAGCGCATCAACAAGCTCGTTGCTCAGAAAAAGGAAGCCGCAGCTAAAGCGGAAGCCTTGGAGCGGGAGCTGAATGAGGCGCGGACGAAGCTGGAAGCACTCGAGCAGCAGGCGGCAGTACCGCAGGCGGCAGCGACGACCGACAATCCGTTCTCTGACATCTGGGACGAGGCGAAACTCAGCGATGAGTACCGCAAGGCCCGGGAGTTGAGAAGGTGGTGCGAGGACAACGCTGACGGCTGCGAAGTGGGCGGGAAAGAGTACAGCGCGGATGAGATCAAGGCGATTCGGCGACGAGTCGAGGATGCCTTGGATGTTCACATTCCGACGCGGCACCAATTCCTGAACACGTACAAGCAAGTCCGGCCAGTTGCGGAGAGTGCGTACCCTTGGTGGAAGGACCGTAGCAATCCGACGTATTCGGAAGCGCAGCAGGTGTTGCGGCAAATGCCACAGCTTGCGTCGTTTCCTGACTACCAGATTGCAATCGGTGACTTCCTCGAAGGTCGGAAGGCTCGAATGGAACGCGAGAAGAGCGCGAAGGTTGCAAAGGCCCCTGTGAAGGTGGCTCCGAAACAGCCCGCAGCTCCTAAGGCGAGTCCGGTCAAGTCTGACAAGGCCAACGATGCGGCGCGGTCTGCCAAGAAGGCGTTCAACCAAAGTGGGAGCACTGCCGATCTGTCGCGGTTGCTTCAACACACAATCTTAAAATCCTAATACTATGGCATATCTTGGTGTAAACAATCAGGTCGGCGTCCGCGAGGAATTGGCCGACTATATCGCTAACGTCGACGCTAAAAGTACCCCCTTTGTGTCAATGTCTCCCAAGGGGAAGGATCTTGGAAACGTAGTCATGTCATGGCAATGTGACGATTACTCCGCTCCTCAGCTTGGCGGCGTGATCGACGGCACTGACGTCTCCAGCTACACGAACGAGTCGGCCAATCGTCTGCGCGTCACTAACTACGCTCAGGCGTTCCGCCGCAATGCTCGTGTCGGTTTCATCGCCGAGACGCAGAATGTTGCCGGTGCTGCAAGCGAGATCGCATACTCGGTTGCTAAGCTCCTTGTTGAGATTAAACGGGATATGGAGAGTACGTTCCTCTGCACCAATCAGGCGGCGCAGCAGGACAACGGCTCCTCCACTGCCTACCAGACCGGTTCCCTCGGTAACTGGCTCCTCGGCACCAACAGCTCCAACATTGGTGCTCTTGCCTCCGGTTCCGCCTTCGCTCCTGCTGGCGGCGTGACCCCGGGCACTGCGGCTACCAATGCCATCAGCTCTGTCACCTCGGCGAACTTCGCTGAGTCCACCGTGCAAAACGTGCTTACCGCCATCTACTCCAAGACTGGCGTGTACCGCGACTACGACTGCATTCTCGGAACGACCCTGAAGCGCGCGTTCACGAACCTGACTAGCTCTTCTGCCACGCAGGTTGCCAATACTAACAGCATCGCGGCCACGGCTGTTCGCACGTTCAATCAGGAGCTGTCCAGCTCGACGTTCGCGTCCTCCATCGACGTGTTCGAGGGTGACTTCGGTCGTCTCATCCTGCACCCCACCACCTTCATCGGTGGCAAGAACTCTGCGGCTTTGGATTCGCAAGCCTATCGTGGTTACGTGATCCCGATGGACATGACCGAGATCCGTTACTGCAAGCTGCCCGAGGTCAAGGATCTCCCTGACGCTGGCGGCGGCCCGATCCGTCTCGTTCAGGCCATTGCCGGTCTCGTGGTGAAGAACCCCGGCGGCTTCGGCATGTTCGCTGGCGCGTCGTAATAAATCACTCAACGGGGAGCATCTGCCATATCGGTGGGTGCTCCCCTTTTTTATACCATGCAATCACCCATACTAGACAACGTACTCGAAGGACTCCCGGCGCAACTGCGTCAGGATGTGGTCAAGGAACTGGCTACCGGTTATCACGCAGATCTGGTGAATGCCGAGGTGCATCAGAAGCGCATCGCCAAGGACAGCCAGCAGGATCTCCGCAGCATCGACGGCATTGGTCGGTTGCGGATGCGTATTGACCCGACGCTGTACCATCATTGGGGAGCTAAACTTGGCTACGAGTGTTGGAAAGACTCTCAGTTCCTGCGTGAGGTGGAGCGCGACAACCCAGAGGTGCGCGTGAAATGCGGGGGAACCAAGTTGCAGGTCGGCTTTGCTCCGACGAACACTAAGTTCAGCAAGAAGTACTGACGTATGGCACAGCAGCTCATCAATATAGGGTCTAACCCCAATGACGGTCTTGGTGATCCGCTGCGGACAGCGTTTGACAAGTGCAACGACAACTTCACTGAGCTATACGCTGGAGGTGGTGGCGGAGGCGGTGGAATCGGAGGTAACACTGGATCCACGAACAATGCGATCCTGAGGGCTGATGGCGCCGGTGGCTCCACGCTTAAAACTTCTGGTATTACGATCGCTGACGGCGCTTCTGGAACCCTTAGTGGCACCAACAGCGGGGACCAGAACATCTTCTCCACCATTGCCGCAGGTGGTCAGTCTCTAGTTGCTGATAGCACTTCCGACACGCTGACACTGGTGGCTGGAACTAACGTCAGCATCACGGCTGATGCATCGACCGATACGATCACCATCTCCGCAACTGGAGGATCTGGTGGTGGAAACGTCTCTGGTCCTGCTTCTCCGACCACGCACAACGCTTTGGTTCGCTGGGATGGGACCACTGGCCAGCTGATTCAGAATAGCTCGGTCACGTTGAGCGACACTCAGGAGATGAGCGGCCTGAAGAGCGTTACGTTCAACACGGCTGGTGGAACAGTCGGATTGGCGAAAATGATCTGGGATCCGACTAATCAGACGATTGACCTTGGTATTGGAGCCGGATCGGTCAACGCATTGCTTGGCGTCGATAGTCATGTGCTGGGGCGCAACACCACAGGATCGACAATCACTCGCGGGCAGGTTGTTCGAGTAAACGGTGCGAGTGCTGGAAACCTCACGATTGCGTTGGCTCAGGGGAATACGGATCCGAACACCGCAAACACCATCGGAATTGCGTCGGAGACCATTGCCAACAACGCCACTGGAATGGTCATCACGAGCGGACTGCTGCGTGATCTCAACACGCAAACATTTACGGCTGGCGATCTTCTCTACATCAGTGCGACTACTGCTGGGTTGTTGGTGAATACGATTCCAACAGCTCCCAACCACGCGGTCCGAATGGGCTATGTAGTCAGTGCTCACCCTTCCAACGGCATCATCTACGTCGCTGTCAACAACGGCTATGAGCTGAACGAGCTGCACGACGTTAACTACCCGACGACGCCAGCGACAAACGACTTTCTCGTTTGGACGACCAACCGTTGGCAGAATCAGGCCCCAGCCACTGCACGCACCTCGATGGGGCTGGGTGCTCTTGCAACAGTCACGCCAGCTTCTGGGGTAGCCACGTTCCTGACGACTCCGACAAGCGCGAATCTGGCTTCCGCAGTCACCGATGAAACTGGAAGCGGGTCTCTGGTTTTTGCTACGAGTCCTACTCTGGTGACGCCTGCACTTGGAACTCCGACAAGCGGAACACTGACAAGCTGCACGGGACTTCCACTGTCTTCCGGAATCACCGGCACCCTTCCGGTCGCCAACGGTGGAACTGGACAGACGACTCAGACGAATGCCTTTGATGCTCTCGCTCCGACCACAACCAAGGGCGACCTCATCCTCCACGACGGCACCGACAACGTGCGTCTGGCTGTGGGCGGCACCAACGGCCATGTCCTGACTGTCGATTCGACGACTGCAGAGGGCGTCAAATGGGCTGCTGCAGGGGGAGGTGGTGGCGGCCCTACCAACGTCTGGATTCCGGCTGCTCAGTGGATACCTCGTACCACGAATGGTTGCGGCATCGACTCTCGAGAACAGGCCACCGGAAATATTAACACAGACGAGCTGCTGTTTGACCTAGGCGCCATTGAGTTTGCCCAAGCGATGGTTGTGATGCCGAGCAACTACAACAACGGAACCGTCACCGCCCGATTCTATTGGACCGCTTCGGCCGGAACGGCGCAACAGGCTGTGATCTGGGCAATCCGCGGGAGAGCGTTTGGTGACAATGTCGCGCTTGGCCAAACATATGCGTCTGGAGGAACCGGCATACTTGACGCCTATTTTGCGGCAAACCAAATGCATGTATCTGATCCAACCGCTGCTGTGACAATCGCGGGAACTCCAGCAGCAAACAAAGCGGTTATATTTGAAGTATTTCGAGATGCATCAAACATAAATGACTCATTACAAGCAGACGCCCGTCTCCTCGGAGTGGAAATCTCCTACACCGCCGCCTAATGCATCGCCGCAGTCGCCACGTCATGTTCTCGGCTCGCTACGCAGGAGCTGTTCTTGTGCTCGATAGCCGCACAATTAGCGGCGTTTCCAATGGCGGGACACTTTCAAGTTGGGTTGAGAAAAGCGCGAACGGCAGGACGTTTACAGCAATAACTGGAAAACGACCGACGTTCCAGACCAGCATCCAAGGTGGTCAGCCTGCGGTTAGTTTCTCGGCGACTGCTAACTCAGGAGGTGGCACATGCATGACGACGTCAATTACAACCGCTGAAAACCCAACCCAATACGTTTGGATATGCACCAATGTGCCTAGAAATGTAGGTTCAGACAAACACCTTGTTTCCACTGACGATGGAAGTTTCAGCATAATAAATTTTTCGTACGTTCATTTTGGTGGATCATTCTCTGGTACATCGACGCGTTTTTTTAGCAGTAATACGTACAATGTTTGGATCTTTTCGGCAACCGCTGGGACGCCTTACATCAACAGTGTCGGCTACAACGGCTCAACGATTTATGGATTCAGAACAAACGTTTCGCAGTCCGCACCTGTGATAGGAACTACAACCACTAGAATATCGCTCGGCGGACGTCTAAGCGGATCCGACCTCGACACATCTGATCTAATGCAGTTCCTGCTGTTCAATTCATTCATCTCCAAATCTCTCAGAAGGCGATTTGAAGTTGCAGCTTCATTGTCCTTCAAAATCGCCGACATAAACAACACTGCGACCCTGTGAATACTTTCCTCACCTACGACAAGCAGCTCCGCTCCGAGACTGATCCAGAGATCATTGCTACGCTTCTGCGCAAGGGCTGGGTCGAGGCGCCGCAGCCTCCGTACGATCCTGCTACTCAAACGTGCCAGTGGATTGATGGAGCTTGGGTAGTAGCCCCTATCGTCATCCCTGTTCCGACGCAGGTGTCGATGTGGGCCTTGCGTGAGGCGGTGATGCAGGCCGGTGAGATGACCACCATTGCAGCCGCACTGAATGGCCTTCCAGAGCCTCAGAGGTCCATTGGTTGGAACCGTTGGGAGTACAAGGAGAACATCGTCCGTGACAGTCCGATCATCATGATGCTTCAGAACGAGCTGGGATGGACTGACGCTCACGTCGATGACCTGTACAAGTCCGCTGCTGCCATCGCGCAGAATCCGAACTGAGAACTTGAAAGGCAGACAACAAACACTGAACTAGACCAAGCATGAATGTAGGAGCCAATCGTCAGCTCGCCGGGGAGTACGGCGGCGTCGCTAACACCAGCACCGCAGCCGTCACCGGCAACTTCCAGCGCATCCAGTGCGTGACTGCCTGCACGTTTAGCGCGGTCTCTGGTAACATCACCAACTTCCCGACCAGCGTCTCCATCGCTGCTGGCACCGAGATCCCCGGGGTGTTCACCTCAGTCGCTGCCTCTGCCGGAACGTTCATCGCCTATAACCGCAAGTACTAACCGACCATGCCAGCCACAAAGATCACCGAACTGACAGCGATCTCCACGGTCAACACCACGGTTGATCCGTTGCCGATTGTCGATGTCAGCGATACCACGCAGGCATCTTCCGGCACCACCAAGAAGATCACGGTCAGTCAGATCGACGCCGCTATCTTTGGAGCCAGCGGAAGCAAGGCTATCGTCGTGGATAACGTGGCGGCTTTGAAGGCGCTTACCGTTTCCGGAATCACTGACGGACAGCTCTACATCACGAGGGGCTACTACAGCGACAATGACGGTGGCCAAGGGACGTATATCTACGACTCGGCTAGTGCAGCCACGGACAACGGTGGAACGGTCATCGCACCGACGGCTGGGGCTGGAAGGTTCCTGCTTCAGGTTCAGGGAATCTACAATGTTAAGCAATTCGGGGCTAAGGGCGATGCTGCAAACAACGATACATCAGCCATTCAAAGCGCCATTACAGCATGCCCGAAAGGGGCTGTGGTTTACGTCCCCAAAGGCATCTATCTGGTTGGATCGACACTTACAGGATTGTCCGGAAAAGTTTTAAGAGGAGATCTTCCACCATACTACGGCAACAATCCCGGAGATGTGCCGACTTCAAATCTAAAGAGGACAGCGAATGTTCGTCTTCTTGAGGTTTCTGGCACGTCTGAGACAGACATTGCTCGTCAGGGTGCAATGAGAGACATAGGCCTTGATGGCGCTGGATACGCCATGGAGATCCTTGGCTTGTTCTGGTGCATGAATTACGAGCTGACCAATGTTAACTTTTTCAGCTCTGCAGCACTTGGAACATCTGGCCCTGCAATCGTTGGCGTTGTCTGGTGGGACACTGTTCTTACAAACTGTCGATTCGATCAGGTTGGTGGCATCACAAGGTCTGCCGTTGAGTTGCTGAATACCTACGACGGAAAGGTTTCGATCAACTCAAACTGCAACAATCTTACGTTCATCAAATGCACGTTTGAGCAGTGCCCAAGATTTATAAATGCTGACCGTCAAAGCATTGCCAGTCGCCACAACCGGATTCGGTTCTTTGGGTGCAAGTTTGAAACCATAGTGTGGGGCGGTGGTGTAATGTTTAACTTCAACTCCACCGCTGATGTAACGTTCACAGATTGCTTCACAGGATACGGAACTCTTCTTGCCGGTGTTTCAACATCTAGGAATCAGTTTGTAATTACCGACGGATATGGTTTTTACATTCGCAACTTCAACTTTGAGGCAGTTGGAGCTGCTGTTGCCGGAGCAAATCTGATTTCGATTTCTAACTCCATAGGAATTGATTTAGATAACGTTATTTCCATTGCTCCCACAGCGGGTGTTGGACCATCTAATGCAATAGTTCAGTTCGTTGGAACTGTAGAGGGTCGCTACGGTTCTATTGTTTCAACATTCGCAACATCGACCCCTGTGTCGGGAACTCTTGTTCCATACTCAATCAAGAGTAAGCCTGATGGCGATTGGCCTGTAACCAATGCAACACTGTCTGTTTCTAGGGCGACGTCTGGTGATTTCTTGAATCTGGACGGAACCTCTAGTGGTTACAATGTTGCATCTAACTACAAGCGGTCAGGGACGACTAAGTTTGTTGAGGGAATGGACTCGCTGGATAGGTACTTTTTGTACGATGTGCCAGCGGCTGCAAACGTTTACGATACACAAAACGGCGATCTAAACGTTTACAGAGATATTCGCATCATTGGAGACAATGTCCTGTCGATCAAGACTGTGGAATTCATGGTTGGCACTGGAAATCCAGAAGGAGTTGTTGGCGGTAATCCGGGTGCAATTTTCATTCGCACAGACAACGGAGCTGGATCCGCTTTATATGTGCTTCAAAGAACTGGTTATGGCGTAAATGGTTGGGTAGCTAAATAATGTCATGAACAAACAAACCATTGAAGCAATTGTCCAACAGCAGATTGACAACCAGATCAATCCGCCCGTCATCGTTCCTCCTATTCCTTGGAGCTAACAATGAACACCAACGATCTCAAGGACGCCATTGTTGGGATCGGAAGCACCGGTGGTGGTGTGGCGATCTCTTATATCGAAGCGTTTAGTCCTTACGTTCGTTTCGCGTCACTTTGCATCGGCTGTGTCATTGGACTGATTGTTATCTACAAGCACATCAGACACTGGAAAGACAAACCATGAACGACTCTATAAAATCCCTCATCCGCCACGTCCTGAGCGCCGCTGGTGGCTTCTTGGTCGCCAAGGGCATCGTCTCTGCGGATCAGCTCCCAGAGGTTGTTGGCGCGGTCATTACGCTCGTTGCCGCTGCTTGGGGCTACTTTTCCAAGGCTAAGGCCACTCCTCCTGCGCCGTGATCGAGCAGTTGGTTCTGGCGGTGCTCAAGTTCATTGAGTACCTGTTGCGAAAGGACCAGACCAGTGAAGACGCCAAGCGTGATCCGGGCCTGCGTGACAAGCTGCTGGATCGTATTCGCCAGCATGAGCAGCGGATGCGCGACGCGGGTGATACTGGTGCCAAGCGGTGAGCCGGTAAGATTGGCTGAGGATGTAAAAGTTCGGGTCTGGGTGCTCGACTCGAAGGGGCAGAGCGTCAGATCCTCCAACCGCGTGGTGCTACCTGCAGGGTGGTATGCATTGCCAAAGGACTGACGTGATAAACTACAAAGGCCAACGCTTCTCTGGCTACAACAAGCCAAAACGGACTCCCGGTGAGTCCAAGAAGTTTGCTGTCTTGGCCAAGGAAGGAGATCAGGTGCGGTTGGTGCGCTTCGGTGATCCGAACATGAGCATCAAGAAGCACATCCCGGAGCGTAGGGCCTCATTCCGTGCTCGTCACGGCTGCGACAATCCCGGCACCAAGTTGTCGGCGAAGTACTGGAGTTGCAAAGCGTGGAGTTTTGCGATCCTCGGACTGATCTCGATCTATGCCTAAGACAGTCACATATTCCTACGTCCTGAGGAAAGCCTGCGAAATGACAGGCCGGACGTATCCGCCCACCACTGAGGAGGCCAATTTCTTCCGCACATTCATCGGCACTGCACTGAGGCAGGCTTGGGAGGCGTTTGACTGGCCGGATCAGACGATCGTACAGCAGGAGTTCTTTGCTCCGACTTACTCTTCGACGGAATCCTACTCGTTTGGTGATGTGGTCTATTGGCCAACGGAGCAGAAGTACTATCAGTGGATCAATGACGGATCTTCCTCTGGTGAGCCTCCGACGTTCGACGAGGACTACTTCTTCGTGCTTGGACTTGAGGATGGAGTAACTGCGCTTGGTCTTGAGAACGGTGAGAGCATCGAGGTGATCCCTCCAGTTGGAACAACCTCTGGCGGCACTCTCAACTCCACGTACTGGGCCGAGGCTCACCCGTCCTATTCCAGCAGCTCCAACGCAAGCTGGGATTCCAACACGGCGTATGAGGTTGGAGACATCGTGCTCTACGAGGTGACTCAGCAGTACTACCAGTGTTTCTCGTCTGCTTTGGCTGGAACTGAGCCTACGAACAACCAGTTCTGGGGATTGCTTAATCCTTTCTTCCGTCACGTCTCTCAGATCGACAATCCGGATGGGACCACGAGGTCGCAGGAGCTTGGTGAGATCTTCGCTGTCTATCGCAACGATCCTAGGGTGCGGATTCCGCAGACTCGCAACGTGCAGTACGGTTTCGACGAGGATGGCCTGCTCGTGTTGGACGAGATTCCGTACGTGTTCATCGAGGTGCGCTTGCTTCCTCCGGTGTACTTGAGCGACCCGACCAGCATCCCGTACAGGTTCTCTGAGATCTGCTCGTACCGTGCTGCCGGTCAGATGTTGCGCGTGGACGGTAAGGTGGATCTTGGTAATGAATTCCTGCAGCTTGGTGAGTCGGCACTTACTGATGAAATTGACAAGGTTGCTCGACAGGAGATGCAGGTGCGGCAGATCGTTGTGCCTACACGCTGATGCCAGACATCCCTCAACTGGTTGGTCAGGATGATGGATTCGTGGGAATGAACTCACGAATCAACGCTGATCTGTTGCCTCCAAAGTATGTCTCGTTGGCGATCAATCGGCGCTTCGAGGATCAGAACATCAAGAATCGCTGGGGCGTGGTGCGTCCCAAGTGGGGCGGTCTGTGGGTCAATGGAAGCTTCACGGCAAACGTCAGCGCCAACAGCTCGACCGTAAATACGGCTTCAGGGCTGGCTCAGGTTGCAGTGAACACGGTTGTCTCGTGCAATCCATCATCCAGCGAGTTGGTGTTCAAGAACGGAACCCGTCTGCTGTCCAAGTCTGAGGACAACAGCAATGCGGTGATGAGCACAAGCTCGTACTCATTCACCTACCCGAATCCTCAGACATTCCAGTACTACTCCACGACGACTGGCATCACAGACATCGTGGCGCTGCTTAAGTACCGGGACAAGACGACCGGAACGCAGTCACTGCTGGTGGCTAGTAACGTGGCTAGGACCACGGATGGAGGTCAGGGACGTGTCTTCCTACTGCGACCAAATCAGGCGCATCTGGAGGTCCCCATGAACGGCCACGACTTCTACGACGACGTCCGGCTGATTCAGTGCGGTGACTCAGTGGTCATGCTGCGTCCGGGGCCTGCGCGGTACTACTTCAACGGAACCGACGTCAACGCAACGACTGACACCATAACGCTCAACGTTACACCTGACCTGCAGACTGGTGATCGTGTCGTTATTGGTCAGACCGGGACTGAGACTCCGCTGTGGATTGGATCGACTGGATCTGGCCAAGGCTTTGGTATCTACGTCAACGTGGTTGGATCTGCAGTGACCCTGCACCTCACGCAGGCCGACTCACTGACTGGAGCCAATAAGCTAGAACTGGCTGCAGGACTGACATCTGCCAACAGGTTCTTTATCGAGCTGCAGAACAACACGACCAGCTACGACATCGCGCAGGGGCTGGAGAGCTACCAGAACGACGGCCTTCCGCTCATAATGCAGTCCAGCTACACCGCTGGTAGTCAGGTGCAGGCATTGGATAAGGGATTTGATCGGGTTCCTGCCTCTAGGTCTATCGTGGCCTCTGATGCTAATGCGGACACGATCACGGTGCCCAACCACAACTTTGTGGCCGGGGATCAAGTTAACATTCGCAACATCAGCGCGGTTGGTGTTGCGGATGGCATCTACTATGTCTACCCAGTCGATGAGAACACGCTGCGGCTGTTCCAAGGGACGACAGAGGAGACTGACAGCCTGAACGACGCCAGCCGGGCTACGTTCTCGGTAGTTACGTCTGGAACAGCTCCGACAATTAGCGTTTCGAACCTAACAATCCGAAACCAAGGCTCCGGTTACCTGACTGCCCCAACCATCACGTTCAGTCCTGCCGGAGCTTCGTTCAACGCCACGATCACTGACGGCAAGGTGACGTCTACGACGAGCGTGTCTGGTGGTGGCGCATACTCTGCAGCGCCTTCTGCGACAGCCTCGATGCCTAACACGCTGGTGGATATCACCTCCACGAGCACAACGCTGTCCGGGACGATTGCGAACTCCTCCGCTTCGGGTGCCGCGGTGCCTGCCGGACGTGACGGTCTGTATTTCCAGAACCGACTGCTGATGGTGTACGGCAACGACTTCCTAGCCGTATCGGACGTGCTGGATCCGCTTCACTACGCCAAGGTCACCAACGACTTTAAGCTCAACACCGGCACCAACGATAGAGTCATAGCAATCGCTGCGTTTAACTCCACGACACTGGTAGTGTTCAAACAACGGTCGGTGCTGGCCATCGAGAACCTGTATGGTGACCTAAGCAACGTCCGGCTCACTGAGGTCACTCGAGAGTTCGGCTGTGTCGCGCCTAACAGCGTGGTCAATACTGGCTCTGATCTCATCTTCCTGAGCCAGCGCGGAATCATCTCACTCAAGCAGACAGAGTTCGGAATTGCTCAGTCGGTGATACTGCCTCTGTCGGACTCGATCCAGAACCTCGTGGACGACATCGACGAGACGAACTGGGAGAAGTCCTGCGCGGCATACTTCGACAATCGCTATCTGCTGGCCCACCCGACTGAAAGCGGAGATGGCACCAACGACCGAGTCCTGAGCTACAACTTTTTAAATCAGGCGTGGGAAGGTTATTGGGAAGGACAGTTGCTCAATCCCAAGTTCTTCGAGCGCGTGATCGTTTCCGGAACCGAGCGGCTGGTGTTCGCGGACGAGTCGGGCTACGTCCACAACTTCGACAAGGACGCTCTGTTCGACCGGAACGCTACCGGCACGTCCTACCAGATCTCGACCCGTGTGGAGTTCCGTGGGTACACCGGGGACGCTGTAGAGCACAAGCAGTGGACAGATCTTTATCTGGAACTCAGGAATTGGGACACGCGCTACGACATCAGCGTTGATTTCGATGGTGTCTCCGAGAGTCTGGACATCGCCGAAAACGCCACCAAGGACCGGACGTTGTACTACAAGTACGGATACAGCGCGTACAACACGACAAACGCCAACGACGACTTCCTGACGGCATATCGCGAAGACTACTCGACGCTGCCGGTGCTCAGGACTGGATCAAACGGGTTCCGAGCTGGGCTGCATCAGTCGTACGCACACAAGGCACGGCTCAAGGGTCACGCCTCCGCAGCACAGCCAATCCTGACCACGGACCGCGGTTCTTTGATAGTCGCTAACGTTAAAGTTGTAGGAATACCCTTCCGTCTGTACGGGAAGAACGACGTCTAAACATGCCACTCTTTGTCACTGTTACCCCGGGAACCACGGTCACCAACAGCACCACGCTGGACGCCACCACGCTGAACCTGCTGGGGACGCCGTCGGTGGACGTGATCGGCACGGTCGATGGCGGTTCACTATCTCTGGCTGCTGGATCTGTTGGAACGACGCAGTTGGCGGCTAACGCGGTAACCTTCGCCAAGCTGCAGCAGATCGGCACCGACAAGCTGATCGGTCGTGATTCTGCTGGCACCGGAGATGCAGCTCAGATTGGTGTTGGTGGCGGTCTTGAGTTCAGTGGTTCTGATACGGTTCAGATCGCTTCCAGAGGCGTCAGTGAGGCCAAACTGTTCGAGGTCACCACCAAGAAGCTGCTGGGTCGTAACGCTATCACCAATGGCGACGTCCAGCAGATCACGGTGGGTTCCGGTCTTGCGCTGAGTGATGCCGGTACGTTGAGCGCGTCTGTGAAGACTTGGACGTCGTCTGAGCTTTCGGTGCCTGCTGGTGGTTCCAAGCAGACGGTTCTGTTCACCGACACGACTCTGGGAGGCGCTCCGGACATCCTGACTGGATTTCTCAAATGCACCGATGCAGGCGGGGATGCTACATACGCTCAGAACGACTTTGTGGCGCTGGACGCGGTGATCTCCGACACCAACGAAACTGAAACACCGGCTTTCGGTAAGTATATTGACTCGACCTCGATCAACTGCATCACGACGAGCAACAACTACCTGCTGGTCCCTAACAAGACCAACGGGCAGTACTCCTCATCCTCGACTTTAGTCAATAGCACGAAGTGGAAGCTGGTTCTCAAGGCGATCAAGTTTAGCTGATGCCTCTCTACGTCACAGTGACTCCCGGGACGACGGTGACTTCGAGCACCGTGCTGGATCCGACTGTGCTGAACCTACTGGGTAACCCGGCGATTGACATCAATGGGACCGTGGACGGTGGTTCGTTGTCATTGGCTGCCGGGTCTGTAACCACTGCGGCACTTGCTTCCAGAGCGGTCACGTTTCCTAAGATCCAAGCCATTAGCACGGATCGGCTGCTGGGCAGGGACACGTCTGGTTCTGGAGATGTCGAGGAGCTGACGGTCAGCGGTGGGCTAGGTTTCACCGGAGTCGGAGGCATCGAGATCACCAACGGGCAGGTGGCATACGCAAAGATTGTCCCGGTGACTGCGTCGAGGCTGCTAGGTAATCCCACCGGATCCTCGGCCACCATGTCCGAGATACCGCTTGGTGCTGGGTTGGCGTTTCAGGGTGGAGCGTTGGTCAACACTGGCGTCGCAAAGTATCGGGCTGATTTCTGCGTGTTGGACAGTGTTGGGGCGTCATACAGTGGGGCGACTCCGATTCCTTTATCAGCAAACAACACGCCGTACCCAGACTCGTTGGATTACTCGGTGTTTCGGACGCAGTTTAACCCGACCAACTTCCAGCTCGCCTTCTGGTGCATCAACTGCACTGGGAATCTTGCTGGGCAGGTGGGGTTCAAGCTGCAGTACAAGGCTGACTCTGGAGCGTGGACTGATGTGCCCGGCGGTGTGATAGACGCAAACGGAACCAGCGCAACATTCCTCTATGAGAGTGCGAGTATTTCGATTAGCCCAACTCCGACCCAAATCCTCTGGAGACTCCTCTGGGTCAACACCACTACCACAGACGCCATCCTTGCCTTGCGAGCCTTTAGCCTCAGCCTCTGGAACTGATGCTCGACAAACTGACAACGTACGTGCGACAGAAACTCCCGGACAGCTTCAAGGGGTGGACTCAGGAAGCTCTGGAGGACTACCTCATGTGGCAGATGGAACGGAACCAACTCGTCGCCGCCGTGGACGAGCACGAAGAGGTTAGGGCTGTGGTCATTGGTTGGCCTACCGAAGAGATGCAGGTGGAGTCGTTCCGGTGGCAGGAACCCACCAAGCACGGGCGTTTCTGGTACTGGGATCAGATAGCCGGGGATCACCCGATTGCACTGATGTCGGCATTCGCACAGATGTTCAGGCGTCGTCCAGAGTCGTCCAGCCTGCCAAGTTTCGGGGTTAGGCATGGCAAAGTCCGGCATTTCGGAACAGCGTTAGCGGTCTACAAGACAGGAGAGAAAATCTATGGCAACGAGCATTGAAGCACCTCCGCCACGCAATTACGGGCAGGAGACACGGGAAACGCTGCAGGCGCAGATTGACCTCGCACCGCAGAAGTACGCTGCCGAGGCTCAATTCGCGCCTCAGTACGCTGCCCTGAACGCTCAGATTGCCCGCCAGCTTGCTCCGGAGATTACGGCTATTTATGGGCAGATGGCCCCGGAGCTTGCGAAGACCGAGGCGCAGGCCCGTGGTATCTCGCGTGCGGCTGACATCGGAGACATCGAGAAGCTTGGTCCTCGTGCTCGCGCAGCTATCCAGCAGTCGTCTCCACAAGCTGCGGCACTGGCGGACATGCTTGCGTCGCAGGCTCAGTCCAATCTAGCGGCTGGCTCTAGGCTGACCCCGGAACAGCAACGCATGGCCCAGCAGCAGACTCGTGCAGCTTATGCGGCGCGTGGCCTAGCCGAGAGCCCTCGTGGTGCCGTAGAGGAAGCGGTTCGGTCTCAGCTCATGGGTGCCGGACTTCAGCAGCAACGTCAGCAGCAGGCACTCCAAGGCATCGCTGCTCAGCAGGGTGTTTACGGTGACGTATTCCAACAAGTGTTGGGTCGTCCTTCGCAGGCGTTCGGCATGACTCAAGGTGCTTTCGGTCAAGCTCAGGGTCTGTCCCCGGGCCAGTTGTTCAATCCGGAGAGCCAATACGCTGCGGACATCTATGGTTCCAATGTGCAGCAGCAACTGGCGGCGCGTACGGCTTCAGCGGCTAACCAGACGGCTCTCATCGGTGCTGGCATCGGTGCAGTCGGAAGCGCCCTATGAACTACGGCTACTCACAGCAAGTCGGAGGTGGCTTTGGTCGGTACGGCATGAGTCAGCCCTACCAAGCGCCCAGCATGCCTTCGCCACAAGGACCTTCCGGCCTACAACGGTACGCTCAGGGTCTGGACCAGCAGTACGGTCAGATTCAATTCCTCAAGGAGCAGGGTTTCTCTGATGAGGAGATTCAGAAGAGGTTCGGTATGAATCCCAACATGGAGCAGGGGATGCTTGGGCAGTATGGAGGCCTGCTAAACCAGCGCGACGAGATGAAGAGCCAACTCAAGCAGGACATCATCGGCGGCATTGAGTCGGGTGCGAAGTATCTTGGCAAAGCACTGTGATCGTAAGGTTCCAGAGATGCGTAGGAATCAAACTGTTTCGGTTCTTCAACTGGCAGTTGGAGGTCTGGTTCTGCCCTAAAGGAGAGGTCATCCCGCTCCACACTCACGAGCAGTGTGACTCACGCATCACGCACTGGCTCGGCAACGTTGAGTGGATGATGGGTGCCAAACGCAGGACGCTCTGCACGCGCAACCTAGGCTGGACTAGGCACGTCCCTGCAGGAGCTGTGCATGGGGCTAAGGTCCACAGCTTCTCGATCTTCTCCAACCTTGAGATCTGGCGTGGCAAGCCTAGCAGTGCGGCTACAGACTTCGTCCCGGCAT